ACACTAATAACAGTGCTATTAACGGATTTACCAATATCCACACCCACAGTACAGTTATCAACTTTCGTTCCGAACTCGTGAAATCCAAGTCCTCTTGTGAATGTGCTTCGTAATAATTCGGGATTGAAGATGTTGGACGACGACTCGACGAACTCGCACTCATATTCTGTCCTCCAATATATTGAATCTTCCCCCCATTCCATCATCTTTGTAAGCATATCTTCCTCCGTGTAAGGTGGGTCGTATGCTCTTCCTCGCTTTACAGCATCTCTCCATGTATAATGTAATCGTGAAAAACTCTCCGCATAAGCGTCATCGTATAAATAACGATACATATGATTTTCTTTTGATTTTGGAGTCCCTAAGTTAATAAATGGCGCTGTGTTAGATATGATTGATGGTTCTACATTATCTATAAATAACTTGTCATCTATTAATGGACTCTCGTCCACTATCAGAAAGGTTGGGTGTTGTCCACGTATAGCTTGTCCCTGATTAGATGCAGCTATAGGAGCTCTACGAAGCACCGTCCCTCCCTTCATTGTGATATTAGGCTTATTGTGAAACCTGTAATGGTCTACTAAGCCATCTAAAAAGGCATTATCTGCAAAATGCCTATAACAATAATTAAATATCAAACTTGCTTGGTCTTCACTAGGAGCCAAGACAAAAATTAAATCTCTGAATCTTTTAAAGAACATATAGACTACTATAGCTACCGAAAGGGCAAAACTTTTCCCAGAGCCACGTGGAGCCAATATTGCTACTTTACGATGCTTTTCAGCATCTCCGTCAGGATGTGTTAAAGATTCAATAACAATATCCTCTTGCATAGGTCTTAATTTTAAAGGTCTACGTTTATTATCAATAAGGTAACATTCACAGAAAGCTCGAACCAATAAAGTCATCTTCTTTTTATCAGTTCTACACTTTTCAAAAATCTTTTCTAAGGCTAAAGAATCATGAGCAGCTATACCACTAATCGCTGTGTTTAGGGCTTGTTGCTCGTTCTTTATCGGTATCTTCGTCATCCATTAAACCTTCTAATATTTTACTAAAACCTTCAGTATTCTTTTCCACTACAGTTGGCACTTCAATATTTAACGCTCTGAATTCTGTATGTATATCTTTAACGATTGTATTTCGTTGTCGCAATAACTCTGTTCGAGCGTCAACATCCCGAATAGATACAAGAATTTCTTCCCACAAAACGTCTTCAAGAGCAAGATTGCGAGCCAGAAGACGGACAAGCTCTTTATGACGTTCATATTCAGCTTCTCCGACTCTCTGACGTAATCGCTCTTGGTATCCTTTGACGTCCATTACTTTTGTTCGTCAAGGGCAGCCTTAACTTTGGACTTAACTAGACCAGCTAGTTCATCATCCTTTTCGTCCCAAGCTGTCATCAATACGTTTTTAACTAAAGAGTCTTTAACGTGTTTTTGAGCTTGTTCATCTAGTTTTTCGTAGGCTTTCATTTGAGCTTTTGATAGATTCTTATCAAGCATTTCCATTAACTCAGCTTCGTTATTTTTCAAGTATTTGAAAACTAACTCTTTGACTGCTGGGACTGTGTATGCTACATATGCACCAAGTCCTAGTACTAATGCAACCAAAGCCATGAGTAAAGGCTCATCCATGATAGTATCTAGCAAGCCTGATTCTTCTACAGTGTCAATAATAGCAGTAAGGTTTCCCTCAGTTGTCTCATTATTTTCAGCTGTTTGATTTGATGTTTCGTTTGCCATAGGTTATTCACCTGCAATTATATAATGTCGATGGACTATATAAAGCTTTCGTTGTGTGGCCCCATAAGACGCATACTGCGTAAGAATCCTGTGGGTTCGTGGTCTGTGTAGGAGCCACAATACTATTAGAGCGTGTGACTATATAAAGATTATGCTAAGGTGTACAAGTATAACAGCGTTTAGTGCCGTCGTATAGATAACCTACAGTTCTTTTATCACAGATAGGACAATTCATATCTATGCGTCTACAACTAATGCGTATTCGTAATTGACTCTACCGTTTTTGTCAGTTATTTGATGTACACTAATGTGACGAATAGTTTTAGTATTATCTACTCCTTCCAATTGTGTTTCTAACAGTGCGAGACAAGCACTTAGTGTTGCTGCGCGTTCTGTAAAGTCGTTTACTGCGTAATCTGCCATTTATTCCTCCTTATTATTTTTTCTTTGCTGTTACTTTAGACACTTTGGATGATTCCATTTTATGCTCTTGTGTTTGGGCATTTGCTTCAATCATTTGAGCTTGCTTCTGGCTTGCATCATTATAATCTATAACTGCTTGTGCTTTTACCTTATAAAATGCTGTTTTCTCTGCTTGTTCTTGTTTCCATACGTCTAATGCATCTTTGATAATTAGAAGGGCTGGCCCACCTAATATAGCTATCAAAGTTGTATAGGCTTCAATGTTCTCAAGAACTTCTGAGTTGTTAAGTCCCGTGTGTATAACGAAACCTGCAAACCCAACCCAGAGTAAAACTAAGGGTACGGCAATCATAAACATAAATATGTCGTTAAAAGTTATTCCTTCACTTGCTTCTTTACTCATATGTTCAGTCCTCCTTTTCGGTTTTATCTTTTGTTCCTTTTTCTCTGGAAGTTTTATCTTTGATAACTTTACCTTGGGTAAACGTATACGTGATAACATCTTCCATATCATTGTAACTATAAATATAATAAACGCTGTGGCTGCTGCTGCTAACATTGTTATCACCAACATTAAAAGTATATTCGTAGCTAGGTCCAACATTTATCATTTCTTCTCCTGTATTAATAATTTAATTTCTGCAAGAGCTATTTTTACTTCTTGCATATCCTCTGCATTCTTTTTATGGCGAGCACCAAATTCATTCTTTACTTCATAAAGTGAAAAAACCATAAAGCGATATAATGTATAAATTGCTCCAAGAAGAAGAATTAAAGGTAGTCCATATTCTTCAACTGCAACTAGAACTTCTTCCATTATTCAGGGTCCTCCAGTACAATATCTTCAATTATAAACCATGTGACGTACTCATATTCACCATTTCTATTCCAGTCTGCGAATAGATTGACATATATAGTGTACCAACCAGTATAAGGTTCTGTGAACCAATCTACACCAGAGTACAGAGTATACTCATTAGCTTCCCATCCTGTTACATTGAAGTAGTTGTCATTCCACATATAGCCATTAAAAACAGTCTCATTATCTTCTACTTTCATGTGACTAACGTCAAAACCAATCATTATTGGTAATGTGTCTTGGTCACAATCAGTATCTACATCTACGGTAATATTTAAAGAGTTGTATTCTCTTGAATAGTTACCATATTCCATTTCGTTATAAAAGTAAGTTTGATTAGCTGCACATTCATATTCTTCATATTCACAGCTACCGTCATCTTCCTCTGCCCTATCATTGTAGTTGGATGCGTCTATATCCATACATCCATAAATAGTATTATCTTCGTTTGTTTGATTTCCAGTCTCATTATTTACTGGCCCACCCAAAAACTGACACCTACCATTATCGTGAGTAGCTTGTGAGTTAAAATTAGTTGCTTCGGGGTTAGTACATCCATAGACAACAGGAGGAGGGAATACGCAAGTACCATTATCAAAATCAGCATCGATTTTATAATTAATGGCAGTTGGGTCAGTACATCCACCCCTTGGTTTACCATCATCCTCTCCTCCGAAAATCTCTTGTATAGCGCCTAAATCTCCTCCACCACCAAAAAAAGCTAGAATTAAAACCGTAAGTATAGAACCAAGTTTCTTACCTAGTTGTGTTTCACCAAGTTTATCACCTGCTTTACCTATAGTTTCGAAAAGACCTTCCTCCTCTTCTTCTGGTTTTCGACCTCTACCTCCTAAGCCTAAGGCTTCTCGTTCCTCGTCAGAAATAACAGAGATAGCGCCGTAATCGTCGCGCGCCATGCATACTATTAGAACATCATAGTATTTAAAGCTTTCGTTGTATACAAGGTAAGTTGGAGTGCGTATATCCTTATTTGCACTCCTATGCCTAATGTATATGGCTCATTTTGCCAAAATACATCATCATCCATACTAATCGGCGTACCTTAAGGCTAACCAAAACGCTGCAGATAGCATAAGTAGCGAGAATATTGCTGCTAAACCTTGTACCATTTGTCCGTCCACTGTCATTACTCCTCTTCCTCTGGTTGTTTCATGTATTTTTCTATATCATCGTCAGAAAGTACAGCATTTTCCGCTTTAGCGTACTTTTTCCTAGGTTTGAAGTTACCTTTTGGTTTCCATTTAGGTATTTCTGCATCACAAGGACCATCCTTACTGCTGTGAAACGAACACCATTTGCACAAATTCTGTGGAGTTTGCTCCCAATCTTCCTCATCTTCCTTTTGTTTGATTAAATCGTGCACTCCTTTGATGATATCTTTC